CTAGAGCGCGTACGAGCAGGCGAGCCCCCAGGCGAGCTTTTTCATAGCGCTCTTCTCAACAATTCCCTCTTAAACTACAAAGGCTTTTTCCTGGCACAATGCCTAAGCCTCCTCTCGCCCCTGACAAGCTCCCCACGCTCGAGCACCAGGGAGTGACCATTGAAGCCGTTCATCACCATGGCTTCTCCATGCCTGACAGGGGCGCTGCGCCACGATCGCGCATGCTTTACGGAGCTCGCAACCCTGAAGACGGCGAGCGTCACTGGCGCAGCACTTACGAGGAAATTGTCTCTCTCATTAATCGCAATTTTGTCGCAAGTGGAGAGGCGCGATGACAACGTTGACACTGGCTCTGCTTTCTGTCATCATTTGTTCGGTCATCATTCTCGCCAAAGAAGTTCGCTCATGATCTCCGAAGACATGCTTGATCTCCTGAAGGAGCTGGAAAGCATTAAGACTTCCCAAAAGGCTCTTGCCAAAAAGGAAGAACAGTGCAAGGCAGACATCCTCGAGCTCATGAAAGAGGAAGGTTCCGAAAGCTGCGACAGCCCCTATGGAGCCATTCGCCTGCAACGGCGCAACGAAAAGGACTATGGAAACGAAATAAGGAACATGGAAATTGCCTTGAAAGAAGCCAAGAAACTGGCCGATGACATGGGAGATTTTTCTATCCTGTCAGTTAAAGAAAGCCTTGTCTTCACCCTTCCGAAAGAAGTGTTTTGACAATGGACAAAGAAGAAGTGGCTGCAATGATTGATGCCAAAATTAAAAGCCATGAAATTAGGATTGGTTTGATTAGTGGCATCATCGGCTTCCTTTCCTTTGGCGGCATTGTTGCAGCCCTTCTTTTTCTTTACTATTTAGTTGCACAATGAGCGCTCCTTTTGATCCTTCTCCATCGCTTTCCAAAGAAGAATGGAATGAAATGAAAAGCTTGCTTCATGCCATTAGCTTCTCTCCATCGTCAGTGGCACCACAAAAGCTTGAGCGCTTTTCAGCCCTGTTCGCCAGAAGCTTGATAGGCAAAGGAAATGCCCCTCTAGAATAGAGGCCAATAAAGAACGACCATGCCTCTTCCCGAGATTTCTTTTGCCTCTAAAGAAGAGCAATTGCAATATGCAACGAAAGTGCTTGTAGAGGCAGGATTCACGCCAGAGCAAATTGACCGCATTCGCAATAAGGTGGGTCTAGGGCCTGGCAAGATCCCTTACGACAAAGATCTCACTGGACAGCGGCGCTACATGGTGCAGGAGCTGCTTGCGGCTCGCATGAGCAACAAGCAAATTGCTGAAGCTTTGCTCTTGTCAAAAGAAACTGTAAGTAGCGATCGCATTCATAATCGTCAAATTTGGACCCATGAAATCCTGAAAAGTCAAGACACCTGGCGAGCACGATTAGTTCAGGAACAAGATGAAATCAAGCAAAAAGCGCTGGAATCGTTTGAGCAAAGCAAACGCAAGAAAGTCACCACTTACAACGAAAGCAAAGACGAGACGATTGTGCGCATTGAAGAAAGCGCTGGTGAAAGCGGCTTCTTAGGCATTGCACGCAGTTGTCTGGAACAGCAAGCAAAGCTCATCGGATTGTTCGACATCAAGCCTCAAACGGCAGAGAAAAGCGGCTACAAGAATTTCCTGGACACTCTTACCAAGGAAGTTAAAAAGATCAAAGAAGCTGAGAACAATTCTCAACTAAGAGCTTCTGCCATTGATGCGGAAGCGAAAGAAGCTGAGCCAGAGTTTGATGATGATGGCGAGCCCACTGGCGCTAGTCGTCCGTTGTTAGCAGTGCCGGAAGACGACGAAGATTGACAGTCTTTCCCATTGTTTCTTAAGCTTCATAAGGCTTGACAATCGTTTCATGGTTCGTCAAGCTAATCGTGTTGCTTGTTTTTCATGGACTTCTCTCTTGGTTCCGTTGGTGATTTTCTCCGCAAGGTGCAAGGCGCCAAGGCCCGGCAACGAGAAGCTATTGAAGAACACCTCGAGCCATTCCTTGATGATCCTTCCACTTTTGCCATTCCTCCAACCATGGCAGATCTGTTGGAAGGATTGTTTGAGCAGTTTGGCGATGAAGCATTGAAGCAATTGGGCATGGTTGCTCTTGGTAAATGGGCCAAAGTGCATGAAGAAACACTGGAACAGCATTTGTCCCATGGAAACCAAGCAGAAGCTTTGCTTACCATGAGCGACTTGTCCAAAATGACCACTGCTCTGCGCATCCTTTCTGACATTGGTAGCTTTGGCGGGGATGATGATTATCGAAGATCAATGAAGCAGCAAATCAATCAAGCAGTGCTCGAGCGCATTGAAGAAAATGGCGGGAGCATTGAAGATTTTTTTGGGACAAAGTGATAACGGCCACTTCCATGACCGCTCTCCCTTTAATCTCCATGCCTCCTATGGTCACCATTTGTATTCCGCCCATCCTCAAGGCAGAGGCTGAATACGTTGCAGCAGAAGAGCCGTTGGTGCATCCTGCATGGAAAAAGATCAGCCAACAAGGTCGTCATTTCGTCCTCCGCACTTCTGACATTAGTGATGTGGAGGAACTGGCTGACTGGGCATCGAGCTGGCTGGAGGAGCCCCTTGAACCATTGAACAAGGCCAAACGACAGGCCTTCCAGAATGTGATTGCCAGGGCTGGCAGGCATGTGGTACTGAGGCCCGTGGGCAAGGGAAGGATGTTGGCGATGGGGTGGAAGACGATAAGTAGCGCTAATGGCTCAGGGGCTTGACCACGGCCAGGACAGAACGGCACACTAAGCAGGCGAACCACTTCGTTCCCCTCCCATGGCAACCATCTATCGCGATTCGTTCGGCACTTCTGCTTTCACCAAGGACCATGCTTTGGTTATGAATGGCAGTCATCCAACTGTTGCATGGAGCTTTCGCATTAAAGAACTGGAAGAATGGCTTACTACACTGGAAGAGACTATGCTCAAAGAGGAAAACTTCGCCAATCGATTGGTAATGGAGCGTCTTTATTTCAGCCTGAAAGGCGCTTATAGCAAGCACAAGCAACAGCATGAAGAAATCACCACGGAGGCTCCTTCTGAAGCCGATCTCATGGCTTATCTTGAAGCTTATGCAGTGGCAATCAACAGTGAACCGCATCAACCCTGACGGCTCCGGCCGTCTTTCAAATGCAGGAAAAAACGGCCTTTCAATGCAGGAAAAAGCGCTTTTGCGCAATGATGATGATTACGACGACTGGGAAGTGGGTATGGAGCCCATTCCTGGCGACACATCATGGACCCATTCAGCTTGCGAGAAGCGCCCTTGAGGCGCTTTTTAATGCAATTATCACTGCCGGCTCATGGGCAAAAGAAAAGGGGAGCTTGCGCTCCCCTCCTCTTTACAACCCTCCGATACGTTTGTGACCTTGGAAGTTTCTACAAGGGGCTAGTTGCTCACAGGGGCCATGCATTCCCTTGGCGGGCCTTGCGGAATCCGCCCAACTAACCAACGCGTCCACCCTCGCGGCATCAGCGATGAAGGCAATTAAGCCTCAGGACCGAGTTGCTTGAGAAGCATAGCACGACGCAGGCGTCTTGACACGCTTGATAAGCTAGGGAGACCAGGAGGCGACTCCCTGGTTCTCGCTACTTACTTCTCTTTTCCTGATGCTTTTTCGTTTTCTTTCTGTTGCTTCCGTTGTCCTTGGTGCTTTGGTGCCATTCGCTGCGGAGGCAGGAGGTTCGTGCGGCTACGTTTCGCACTATGGCGTTGGAGATGGCTACAACGGCCAGAGAGCTGCTGATGGCAGCCGCTTCGATGCTTATGGCCTCACTGTTGCCTCTCCATCGCTCCCTCTTGGCACTCGCCTGCGCATAACCAATCCTCGCAACGGAAGATCAGTGGTGGTGAAGGTGACTGACCGGGGTCCTTGGTATGGCAATCGCATTCTTGACCTTTCCTACGGTGCTTTTGCTCGCGTGGCCAATCCATCACAAGGAGTTGCGCGGATCTGCTACGCCAAGGCATGATGCCAAAGAACGAGAATCCACGAGCGCTCCGCAAGGGGCGCTTTTTATTAGCAATGCTTATGGTTTGAAGCGTTGACAAAGTAAGCATGACTGAATACTCTTACTGAGTCTCCCGATTGAGACGCTCTTTGCTTTTTAACCATGACTGACGATTTTTACGCTGAAGTTGTTGAGGTGACGCCAGAAATAGCCGCCGACATTCTTAAAGGCAATACGAATAATCGTGGCCTGTCCAAAACTCGCGTCAAGACATTTGCTAAGCAAATTTCTCAAGGCAAATGGAGAAAGACCGGGCAAGGAATTTCTGTGGCAACTAGCGGTCGCTTGCTTGATGGTCAAACTCGTCTTCACGCGATCATCCAAAGCGGCAAGCCGGCCACAATGGTGGTCTCGTGGAACTGTGACGAAGATTCGTTTGCGGTATTTGACACGGGACGAGCTCGCAACGCTACAGATGTGTTAAAAATTGCTGGATGCGAGCAGCATCAAGGAATTATTTCGGCTGGTCTTCGCCTTGCTATTCCGCTCATTGAGAATCCTGAAGCGTATTTCGTTACATCTCAAGGTATCACCAACGAGGAAATTCTTGACTTGTGGTCTTCCCGCAAAGAAGAGTGCGAGTGGTGCGCCACTCTGTCCTCCTCTGTGCATTCACAGTTCAAAGTCTTCTCGAAGTCCATTTATTTTACATTTCTTTTTCTTGCAAATATGAAGGGGTGGGACGGGCAAACGTTGACAAACTTCTCCAACGCCTTTGCTACTGGCGCCGATCTTGATTTTGGATCCCCAGTACTGTCGTTTCGTCAATACGTTGGCAATAACTTTCTTCGCTGCAATATGAATCAACAGCGACTTGCCACTCTTGCATCGCTCATTAAATGCTTCAACCTTCATGTGACAAGGGCGGAAATGAAAAAGTTTCGCCCTCCAGTAATACCTCCCATGATTCAAATTGAATCACCGGCAATTTAAAGGCAATTTACTTGCATTCTCCTCTCAAAAAAAAATTATTATGAGTACTTCGTCAATGCGGGCACTTAATCTTTACCAAGCCGCCGTTAATTTGCACGAAAGCTTGCAACTTTGTTTTGATCAAGATCGTGAACTTTGCTCGTTGCAGAATTTTGAAGATATTGCCAACGCCCTGCTTGGGGCAGGAGGTGATCATGGTATGTCAAATTTGAATTCACTTGCTTATACGATTAGAAGTATGGAGAAGTCATTGATTGAGTTTAATTATAAAGAATAACAAGTTAAGCTTTTCCCTTCCATTGAGCGCTCCGCAGGGGGCGCTTTTCTTTTGCCGGCTGGCCTTGTATTACAAAAGGCAACAAAGCCTTGGCCGGGCATGGCCGGCTTGGTATTGTTCCCTTGTTCACGCTTTCGCCATGCAGAACCTTCTAGCCACCTCCGCTCTGTCGGCAATGCTTGCCACCTTGGCCTGGTCCTATGTAACCCAGCCAGCGCCGCAGCCCGACCGCCAGGCCTACCAGGCCTGCACGCAGCTCCACCCGCAACGCTATTGCGCCATCACGCATTTGGGCCAATGAGAGAAGCCGACAGGCGCATTGCTGCCATGGCGAAAAGCCTAGGCTTCATCCTGGCCCGCACCAAGCGTCATTTTGTCTTCAAGCATCCAAGCGGGGCCACTTTCGTGGCGCCACAGAGCGTAAGTGATGGTCGTGCCCTTCGCAATGCCGAAAAGGACATGCGCAAGGCCATAAGCAACGCTAATGCTCGAAGGGCTTCACAAGGGGCCGATGCCCCTGCACAATAATCATCAAGGGCGCGAGCCCACTTCCTCCTCTTCCATGGACAAAACCTCCTTCATCAAGAAATTCATCTTTGAGGCTGGCAGCAGCATCGTCAGCGTGCAGTTCATAAAAGCCGATGGCACCGTGCGCAAGCTGCAGTTCAACCCTCGCGACACCAAAGAAATTAAGGGCACTGGCACTCCTTCTCGCGAGGTGAGCATTATTCGCTGTCGTGATTTCTCCATTGCTCGTAACGAAGGCGAAGGCGCGTGGCGTTCGTTTGATTGCGAGCGTGTGGTGAGCATCAAGGCCAATGGTAAAGAGCTGGTGTTCTGACCATGGCAGTTCTTGATCGCGACGTTTGGAGTCTATGGGCAGAGTCAGGCATGGATTGGACCATGCTTGATTCCAGCCCTGACCGCAATGCTCTCGAGCGGCAGGCTCGAAGCCTCAAAGCCGTGTTCACCACTAAGAGCTTCATGGTGGTGCAGGGCATGCAAGGCCCGAACCGTTTGTAAACAATTGTTGCAGAGGGGCTGACCAGGCCCCTTCTGCCTTTATTGTTCTATCACGGGCGCGAGCCCACCGTCACTAAAGTCATGCACCGCACCATCGAAGGCCATCGCGAGAGCCCCTACCTCGCGAAGCTCGAAGCCGATCGTCAAGCCCAGCACTCTGGCTATGGCGTCAGAAGCATCATGCTCGCTAATGGCTGCTGCAAATGGGAAGCCTATGGCTGGGAGCGCATTACAGAGCTCCAGCTTCACTACACCAGCTATGCCATTTTCAATAACAAGTGGGAAGCTGAACAGTATTTCAACAACATTGTCAACGGCTAGTCATGAAAAAGTACTCACATCAGTACGGACAAATCAAACATAAATACATACAAATGGCGCAGCAAATACATCAAGATTTTATTGTTGATGCGCTTGGAGAAGATGTCGAAAAGCAATTACGTTATGAAGCTGCATGTACAAGCTTAAAGCAGATCAAAAAGGATATTGACCAAATGGTTAATGGAAACATGCGCGACCAGTCTCTGCTCTTTTACGAAGAAAAATTACGACAATTGCAACAGCGTGCCAATGAGCACGAAGCCACTCCTTACACTCTCTGATCTTGATTATCATGGACGCTCTATTTCTTGTTTCTGGCGCCACTGTTTTCACTGGCAAGCTTTACGACCAAGCATTCTCTCAAAGCTGCAGAAATGGAAGCGGCGCCGGAGGCTTTGCTTCTGGGGAGTTCAATGGGAAGGAAATAAGCTGCTGGATTGTGCCTCGGTGCATGGGTCGTGGTCGCTGGAGTAGCACCACGATTTGGAAGGTCAATGGCAAGCGAGTAGCACAGAAGAAACTGATTGACGCTGTTTGTGAAGCTTTGTGACAAGCAGGGGTTTCGGCCCCTCTTGCCTGTATTGTTCCTTTGTCCGGCGGCGACGCCCTTTCCTTTCTTTCCATGGCAACCATTCCTACTGTCCATCTCAACGGCACCGGCTTCACCGACCTGCGCGATGGTTACGCTGCTGCGTACGATGCCATCGACAAGGCCATCGACGCTCTAGCCGCTGCCGAGCTCAACGGCCGGGACTTCTACCCTCAAGGCCCTGATGCTTACTATCAAGCCCGCAGGGAGCGTGATCAAGCCTTTGACCAGCTTCGTGCTGCCCAGGCCTATGTGGGTGAAATGCTGGCCGGCATTTGTGATCAGCAGCGCTGATTGCAACGATTTGTGAAGCTAATGGTTTAGGGGCTGGCCACAGCCCCTTTTTGCTCTATTGTTCCTTTGTTCGGAGGCGCGAGCTTCCACCACTCACCAAATCATGATTAGCTTCTCCGTTCTTTGCACCACCCCCCGCCATGGCGGCCAGTGCGAGCTTCTCATTGATGCCAACAGCGCTGCCGAAGCAGAGCTGCATGTGCATAACTCCCGTCCTCACTACATCATCAAAGGCATCTGGCCAGTGGAGAAGAAATTCATCTGCCACGGCTGGTGCTCCCGTCACGATCGTTACGACGCTCTGGCCTATCTCACCACTTCTGCCGACGCGGCCCGCGCCATTTGCGAGCGCCTCCACCCTGATTTCATCATTGACTCCGTCGAGTAGGAAGTGTGAAACTTTGTTACAGGCCCCTTTCCAGGGGCCTCTCCTGCTTTATTGTTCTTTCAACGGGCCGCGAGGCTCTTCACCTTGCTCTCAAGACCATGCAAACCGTCGTCCTTTTCCGCCTTTTCGAGCAGACTCCCGATGGCGCCATTCGCCAGTGTGGCTTCACTGGCCCAGACCATGAAGAGGCTCTGCTCTGGCAAAAGGAAATGCAGCAGTGCTTTCCCGCCAATCGCCACTGGATACGACCAGTGTTCCGTCATGCAGGTGCCTAACCACCAGCACAACAGCGGCAAGCCTCCCAAGCGGAGGCTCAAGCCGCAAGCTCTAAGGGCCGCCAGGGCCCGCAGACAAGCCATTCTCAACCAGCTCCATCATGCAAGGCACCATCAACATCCTGGCCATCAGCAACAGAGGCCGTAGCCGCATTGGCACCACCATTACCACCGCTATTGTTGAGCAAGATCACCACGATAAACTGTTCATCGTGCTGCCGCAGTTCAATCAATGTCGATGGATAAAGAAAACAAACGACCCCGACTTTCGCATTATTGAGGACTGACTATGACTTCCCTTTCCATTGTTTGGCTGTTCAAGGACAGCGAAGGCTACGAAGACTATGCACAGTCCGAAGAGGAGCGCGATCAGCTTCATGCAATTTATCAACAAGCTGGCACCAACTATTCCGTTACTGAGCTCATTAGAGGAGAAGATCAATGATCACCGTTCGCAACTATTCTGACAACGGCCCGTATTTTCCTCCCACGCAGGGCGTCTATCAGGCCAGTTCTCTCAGGGAGCTAATCTTTCACACAAGACTGTGTATGGAAGACGGAGACTATCAAATTGGCATATTTAATGACGATGGGGACTGCAAGGGTATGTGGGTGGATGAAGCTGAAGCTATTAGCGATGGGGAAGGAGGACTAGTGCAAGAACCTTCCTGCTATGTGCTTTATCGACCAGGCGACATGAGCAGAGGCATGTGGAACATGCACCTTTCTAAATTCAAGAAAGCTTGATCATGATACTGGTTGATTATTTCTCTGAAACCTGCTGCAAGGGCACTGAGCTCGTTGAAGGCTGGTACTGGTATGAAGACGATGGAGAGGCAGTGGGAGGGCCGTATAAAGACGAAGAAGCCGCCATCGCGGCGGCTCAGGCAGGGCTGAAATGGTGAGGATCAGCGATGGTAAAGGATCCGGCTGGTTTCGTAAAGGATCCGGCTGGCTTTGTATCTGGATCCGGCCAGGGTCGTATTAGATCCGGCTAGGGGCGTATTATGCCTTTATGGTTCTATGGGTTTATGCTCATATCGTCATATCGTCATATGCTCATATTGCCATATCGTCATATGGGCATATAGGCATATCGGTATATAGGCATATCGGCATATCGGTATATCGCCATATCGTCATATGGGCATATGGGCATATGGGCATATGGGCATATGGGCATATGGGCATATGGGCATATGGGCATATGGGCATATAGGCATATGGGCATATCGGTATATAGGCATATTGTTATATGACCCTATCGGCATATAATTATAGGCGCACATGATTATATCGGCATACAAGTATATGGGCATATAACCATACCGTTATATAAATTTTACTTATATCAGTAATACTTATATCAGCAATACTTATATCGGCAATACTTATATCAGGATTGCCAATGTTACAGCTTGTGACAATCGGGCTCAGTCTCGCGGGTCTCATGGTATGGGCGCCTGTGTTGCTGAATGTGACGCTAGCGGTTGACGGTGTAGGGGGGTGCATGGTATCCGCGCGGGCGCGCTTTCTTTCTTTCCCCTTATGGTCGCCGCCCCGTAGGCTCCTGGACAATCGGCCAAACCACAAAACCGCCACACAGTCCGGGACCTTGTGACAGTCGCGCAAGTGTCCTAAGTTCCTGGACCGTGGGCCGGATGGGCGCAATGATGGCGTCAAGCGATCGGGGACGGTCGCCGCAGTTCCTACTTTCCTTTCATGAAAGACTCACAACTTCTAGGGTTCTGGACTATGGGTGCCAATGGTCTTCCTGCAGGTCGTCCACAATGGCGCCGCCCCGTTATGCCGGGCGAGACTATGCCTCCGGCCCCTAGATCTCACAATGGCGCAGCCCCCAGCTTGCCGCCCCTGCAGTATCGGCAGACCGTGAGCGGGCGCCGGGTTGCATGGGACGAACCGGGCGAAACTTTTTAGGCTTTCTTTCTTTCTTTCTTTCTTTCTTTCCTTTCTTTTCTTTCTTTCTTTCTTTCTTTCCAGCCATGAAACTTTCATCCCTTTCTTTCCATCTTTCTACGAAAAGCGGCAACGCCAAAACCGGTCCTATGGCAGTTAGCACGAGCTCGAAGGCTACGTGCTCGCCGTCGTGCCCTTTCCTGCCCGAGAATGGCGGGGGATGCTATGCACAATCGGGGCCGCTTAATCTTCACTGGCTTAAGGTTACGGACAATACTCGCGGCGTGCCATTCGCAGCTTTCCTGGAAAGCTTAAAAGCGCTCCCTATTGGTTCTGCTTTCCGCCACAACCAAGCCGGCGATCTTCCGCACAATGGGGGAAAGATTAGCGAGACTTTTATCCGCAAGATGATTAAGGCGGTCTCACACTTAAAGGCCTACACCTACACTCATCACGATTTAACTCTAGGAGAGAATCTTTCTCTCATCAGGAAAGCAAACCGCGCGGGTTTCACAATTAACGTAAGCTGTGAAACTGAGGCGCAAGTTGACAATGCCATTGCAGCAGACTTGCCCGCCGTTGTTGTAGTGAAAAGCGACGAAACTAGGACGCAATGGAGAACCAAGGCCGGCAACATCGTTCTAGTTTGCCCCGCTCAAAGGTCGGACACTGTAACTTGTGCCGATTGTATGCTGTGTCATCATCGCGGCAAGAAAGTTGCCATAGGATTCTTGGCCCATGGCACAGGCAAAAAGCGCGCCGAGGCTAGCTTGGAAGCCTCTCAGAGCTTCGCAGGCTGACGATAGGGGGGATGATGGGAGCCCAGGAAAGATCGGTGTTCCTGGGCTCTATGGGGGAAAGCCTCGAGTTTTTCACAGTTTTTCACAGTTTTTCCACAGTTTTTCCACAGTTTTTCCACAGGCCCACTATGTGACAGAATGTGAAACGGTAGCAACGGATACAGACGGGGAGCGGTAGCGGGGGGTTCGAAAGCTGTTGTGGGCGGGGCTACCCCCGTTAAAAGCGACGTAATTTTCAAACGACTTTTTTCCCTAGTTCACCGCGTTACATTCTTTTCGTTTATTTTCCATGGCCCGAAAGCTAGTGCGCACTGCGCGAACGATCTAAAGCTTACGAGGGGGAGTGAGCGCACTAAGATTGTTCCTGAGCGTAAGATGGTGCCTGAATGTTGAATTGTGCAAAGAAGGGGCCTATGTTAAGGAGCCGCCCCAAGCGGCGTTGTTCGTGCCCCTTCTTTAGTCTCAATATTGTCTCAAACTAGTCTTAAATGAGACTGGCGGTAGCTGCGCACACCATGGGCGATCAAACTACTGTCAGAAAAAAATGGTTAAAAGGAGGGTGGTAGGGAGGGAGCCCTAGGATCGTACGCCTTGGGGGCTATTGCTCGTAACGGGCTCCTAGCGAAGGTTTCTTAAAAGAAGCAGTCGAGAGGAGGGTTGTGGAGAAGAGCCGCTATGACAAGGTCGCTGGGGGCTCCCGCTCGAAGCGGCTCTAGCGAAGGGAGCTGAGCTGCTCGTGACGGTCCTTTCGTGGCTGCGTTGCCTGTCAGAGGGCATACGCTGCGCCATACAGCTATTGTAATTTGCCTATGGTGGTAAGTGCGAGCAAAAGACGGGGAAGTGCTGGCTTGACAAGGGAACGGTAAGTGGTATTGTGCTCTGGTAAGCCCCTTGAAAGCCATGCATCTGGACTGGGAGTACAGCGACGGTCAGTTCTTTTTTGTGCAATGGGAAGGCATTCCAGCCTCTGTCCACTGCTCGTGGCGTACTGATATTGCAGCCGTCAACGAAACCCTCCACAATTTCCTCCATTGCTGCCCCAGTCGTCTCATTGTCTTAAAAGTGGTGCAAGCCTCATTGGAAGACGAAAAACGACTTACCACTCACATCAATGACCTTTCTCCATCGAAATGGTTGGCATCTCCTTGTTGGCGCGAAAACAATGCTGCATTGCAATCCTTTATCAGGGAGTTGCCTTGTGCCACAAGACAGGCTCGTGCCATTATTGGCCGCTATAAGGGAAGGCTGCTATGGAGGCCTGGTGGTGATGAAAAGGCAATGCCCACGGCAAAGGAGGTGATTATCGACCTTTTAGGGCGGTCTCAAGAACCTTGCGCCCCATCTACGCTCCATGCACTGCCAGGAGCAGCCATTCCCCTTCAAACCATCTACAACACGCTTGGCAGACTTTTAGCGGAAGGTATAGTTAGGCGGCCAGAGCAGGGGCTTTATGAGCTGACAGAACAGGGAGAAGCCTCTTACGCTATGCTCATTAAGCCGAGGGCTCCTCGTAAAAGTGTGAGGTCTCTTTCCGTTTGATTCCTCCATGGCCTACACAGACAGCCGCTGCGACTACGTGCAGGTGACGGAGCTATGGAGGGTGTATGTGCCTTCTGAGCGTTCCTGGAACAAGGCAGTGAAAGAGCTTGAGAAAGCCATCAGGCCAGAGAAGACCAGCTACTACCAGCCAGGGGCTTACACAGGCAAACAAGGCCATCAAATGACCTTGATGAGCTGGGAATTGACAAAAGGAGAGGACCAGTTACCCTGTTCGTATCCCGACTGGTGATCACCATGCCCTTCGACGAAGAACTGTTTGCCCTTTGCATGGACCATGCAAGCGATGCTGAACTGCCTGCCCTGAAGAAGCGCTTTGAAGGCTTCGACATTTGCAAAGACAAGGCCACTGCTGCTGCATTTGGCTACCTTGCTGCTTTGCGCGACCAAGAAAAAGAAGATGAAGAAAGCCCTTCTATTTACGACAAAGTTTGTGCAGTGATGGACAAGCTTGTCGATCCTGATGAATGGATGACAAGCGAAGATGCAACAGAGACAGTATTTGCCCTGATTTATCTCTGGCTCAAAGAGGAGCTCGCCGAAGAAGGACTGTCAGGCGATTTTATTACGCTTTTAGGCAACAAGTTCAAAGCTTTTGTTAAACCAGGCGTTATTTCGTAACAATCGCTTCTTTTTCTTCCCATTGTCATGCTCTAGTCTTAATGGAAGACTGGGGCATTGTTATGTTCGATGATTTACCAGCACCATTCATGGTAGGAGCAGTGAAAATATGGCCTGCTCATTCTCGGCCAGGTTATTGCTGGTTTATTGCTTATGCTGGCAAGCCGCATTATTTTCGTTCTCGCAATGAGGCAGTGCTATTTGCAAAAGATGCCCAAAGTGGAAGCGATCCTGAAGGCCTATGTGACTAGCGAGGATGGTGCATTTTTGCGCTAGTCTGCTTTGGTTGATCTCCTAGGGGCCGAGGCCCCTTTTGTTGTCTTATGAAGCTCAAGGAACAAGCAAAATGCGACAAAATTGCCCGCACTGGCCGGGTGCAGAGCTGGATTGATGAAGCCGATGGAAGACTGCCCGTGAGCTGCACGGTCTTCGTCGTAGATGATTCAATGGAAGGGGAAAATGGCATTGAAGCATCGTGGCGTTTTGTTTCCCATGGCCTGCGTAATGGTGCAGGCGTAGCCGTTCATTTGTCAGAGCTGCGTGGAAAGGGCGAGGAAAATGGCAAAGGCCTTGTTGCAAGTGGGCCCATTAGTTTTGGCAAGATTTATTCCACTCTCAATGAAATCCTTCGTCGCGGCGGACGTTATAAAAATGGGGCCGTAGTGCTTCATCTTGACTATTCGCATCCTGACATTCTTGATTTCATCAAAGCTTCTCGCCAAGAGCTTCCATGGGTGAAGAGGTGTGTGAATGTGGATGAGCAGTTTATTGAGAACTCTTCTCAAGAACTGATTGATGAGTTGTTGAAGGGCATCGCTTCTGGCGACATTTGGCTTAATAAAATTCGATACGATCAAGAAGGAAAGCGCATCCGTGCCAATGTCTGCCTTGAAGTTTATCTTCCTCACCGTGGCACTTGCCTTCTTCAGCACGTCAACATGGGTGCTTGCGACATCGATGAAGTAGAGGAAGCCTTTGTCGAGGGCATGAAGCAACTGTGCGAGCTCCATCCCAGCACAGGCGTTGGTGACACTGGCGAATACCTTCCCCCTTCTATTGACAAGCAAGTGGGCCTTGGCATGCTTGGTCTTGCCAACTTCCTTTCCCTCCATGGCATTTCTTACGAAGACTTCGGGAAAGCTCTGGAAGCCCTGAACGATGATGATCCCCATCCATGGTGCCACTATTGGTGCGAGAAGCCTGCTGGCAGGGCTGCAGCAGCCATTCGCGATGGCATTGAAGCAGCAGCAAAAATTGCTCGCGAGCATGGCATGAAGAGGGCTTTCTGCATTGCCCCCACTGCCTCTTGCTCTTATCGCTATCTCGACAAGAAAGGCTTTACGACTGCCCCTGAAATTGCCCCTCCCATTGGACGGCTTGTTGATAGAGACTCTGGCACCTTTGGCGTGGAAAGTTTTGACTATGGGGAAGTGGAAATTGCGGGAGAAGTGGGCTGGTCCAGTTATTTAACTGTTGCCAATGAATTGGTTCGGTTGTACCAGCAAACCGGCCTTTTCCATGGCTACAGTTTTAATAGCTGGAGTGATGTGGTCGTTTACGATCGCAAATTCCTGGCAGATTGGCTTGCTTCTCCGCAAACTAGTCTGTACTATTCGCTGCAAGTTCTGCCTGATACGCAGCGTAAAGACGATGCCTATGCGGCATTGGACGATTCGTTTAAGACCATGTTTGGCCTTGATGACAGCGAGGCCGAGGAGGAGACTGTCTCTTGCAGTTTAGACGCTGGCTTTTGCAGCGCCTGTGCTGAATAGAAAATCCTCCACAATTCGTTCACAAGGGGGACTTACTCCCCCTTTTTCATTCTTTTCCCATTGCATGATTAAAATGGTCGCCGTCGAAAACTCGCCCTATCTGTCAATGATTGCCAAAAAGCGCCCTTGGCAAGCTGTGCCAGTGGACAAGGGAGCGCTGGTCGATGGCAGTGAGGAAACTTTGTTCAGGGCTCTTGCTCTGCGTCATCTTGAGCTGCCCGTAAAAGATTTTCTGCAGCAAGGGCTTGAGCGTGACCTCCCGTCCACTCCTGGCGTTGTAGAAGCCCTGATTCACAACCAAGAAGACGAAGCTCGCCACGATGAAGCTCTGAACTATGTGGCCGCTGCTCATGGTACTGACGCCCAAGCAGAAAAGGAAGTGATGAACATTTTGAAAGCTTGGAACGACCATCCTGCCCACCCCATCTTGAAGGCTTCAGTGCTAGAGCGCAGCTTGTTCTTTGTGATTTTGCCGTTCTTCCGTTTCAATGGTGATATTGGCATTCGCACTGTTAGTGCCGACATCAGCCGCGATGAAATCACTCACGTGGGGGTACATAGTCTCGTGGCGAAGGAGTTGGATGAGCATGCTGGTCAAAGCCTGAACAAGCTTCGTCGTGCCACTGCCCTGTGGATCTTTGACAAGCTCGGCCCAAGTGAAAACAAATGGCTGGACAAAGATTTCTGGTTGCGCCAAAGCGACAATTTGTTCGAGCGAGGCAAAGCAGAAGAGCTTGCTGACACACAGCGCAGTCGGATGCCCTCGTTCTTCGAGGCGCCCAACACTAGTCTGCCTTCCTACGGTCGCGCTTAGTGCTATAGTGTCAAGCGACGGCGGGCAAGCCTCTGCGCGTCACTGGGAGCAAATCCCGGATGACCCTCACGCTTGCTCCATCGTCTACCACCACTACTGCTCTGTCGGTAGTGTGCAGCCAGCAGGAATGGGCACTGCGTCGATTCTGGTTTGGACCTTTTCGAACGTTGCTGGTTTGCGTGCGAAGTCCTGGGTTTCCAGGCCAGGGGATTGATCACCCCTGCCCGTCTGGTCCACGGTTGAGCCCTCGACCCATTTGGCAAGCTCGACGGACTAGCAACACCCCCTAAGCCTCTCAACGATGCTCAAACCTGGGGGTCACTTGCTCCTTAGTGTAGGCTTACACGTCAGGCAGATAGCCTGGAATGTCAGGTTCGATTCCTGGAGGAGCCCTTTCTTCCGAACCGCACTAAACTAAGGCTTGCCTTCTAAATTTTGCTGTGGCGCGATTTCGCATTGTTCAACGTCCAAGCGCCGTGCGTCCATGGGAGCCGCTCTACGAAGTACAAGAGCGCATCTGTCCTTTCATCTGGGATGAAAGAGGTTGGTTTGGCACATTCGACCAGGCTCTTGATCGTTTGCATGAGCTGGAAGATCATCCTGATCCCGTGCAAAGAAAAGTAGTTTACGAAAAGCACTGACTGCCATGAGCGCCTTCGTCACTTCAGACCTGCACCTCGGCCACGCCAAGATGCTGGATTTTGTGCGCCCCGATGGAGAGCCACTTCGCCCTTTCTCCTCCATTGAAGAAATGCACGAAACGCTCATTGAGCGTTGGAACAAGAAGGTTCACGAGAAGGATCGCGTTTACATTTTGGGCGACGTGGCAATTCCTAAGAGCGGCTTGCAGCTTCTAAGTCGTTTCAATGGGAAAAAGATTCTCATTAAAGGGAATCATGACATTTACAAAGTTCAAGATTATCTTCCATATTTTGAAGATATTCGAGGAGCATTTTTTCGAGGCGGTGATAGCACCATGCCAGGAGGCTTAATCTTTACGCACATTCCAGTGCATCCAAGTAATTTGCAGGGGCACTACCTTGGGAATGTTCACGGCCATCTCCATTGCCATCTCGTATTGACGGACGATGGAAAAGTGGATAGGCGTTATTTTAATGCTTGCTTGGAAAGAAACGATTTTGAGCCGGTAGCATTAGAAGACATCAAGGCTTATTTCAAGGCCAATGGACGAGCGTCGCACGTTCAACACTCCAGTGCGCTCACGCTGGAACGCGCCCATTCATAATTGCCTAAAAGCTATTGATAATCACATGGAGCTTTACTTTCTCCATCGTGATCCCTGGCACCTTGAAAAAGCAGCAGCTCTCAGGGCATATTTGCACGAACTAAAAACTTACATTCATAAGCAAGAAGAAAATAGTTAACAATTTCTTAATCCATAAAGTAAGTGGTGTAACAATTGCTACAAAGCTTGCGAGATAGCTTGAATGAAAGTGCATGGTCTCCCATGGCTCGCCTTGTCTATCGTGGTCTTCCTTATTTCATGGAAGAAGAGCACGAAGCCTTTTCTGCTTGGTGGCAACTTCTTCATTTGCCTTCTCGCTGGCTTGTCTATCGCGGACAAAAATACCGCCCTTGTCAAATTGACAAAGGCGGCTGGATGTAGCCTTCAGGCCACACAAGGGCGGTAGCCGTAGACTGAAGCCAACTGCGCCTGATGAAGCCTTGCGGCCTTCAGGAGCTGCAGCTTCACAAGCACGAGCTTGTTCATGACCGTTCCTCCATGGTCCCCATCCCCCGTTTCATGGATGGCTTGCATGCACCCTTTGCAGGGCAAACGTATCTTTAGCTTATCACGCCTCACGCTGGAATCGAACCAGCTTTCGTCACCAGAAGAGACAAGCGGCAGAATGTTTCCGCATTAGGAAACAAACAGGGTGCGGCCCTGACATTCTGCCAAGCGTCTTAAGTGCTTCAACTCACTTAAGACAGTGAACGGAATCCACGATGGTGCCAGCATTGACGAGGATACTGGCAAGCCGTTGGCCAACGGGCTCCTGCAGGAAGCTTTGCAAGCTTAACAGAGAAACGTCCAGTAGACGGCGGCTCCTTCTAGGAACAAACGCTTATTAACAAAACGCGCTTCGTGAAATGGCACTCTGATTTCATGCCGCTGGCCATGGAAGCTGTAGCACAAGCAAACCATTGCTCACACGTCGTATTCTTTGCATCCTTGATGGCCAAACCGGTTTTCGCAGGCATTGCTCCAATGCTCGCGATAATCGTCCATGAGATGCTCAAAAGCAGCCTTTGCAAGCCGCGATTCTTCGCTCATGGGGCCAAAGCTCTTGCCAGCTTCTTCTACGGCCTTTGCGGCTTTCATAGCCCAAGCAAGGGCTTCTTCTGCAGTGAAGGACGATGCCATGGCAAAGAGAATGAATGTGTTTAGTCTATCCTTCCAAATTTTTCATTGCTTTAACAACTTTCTCTGCATCTCGCAGTTTTGGCAGCAATGTGGGCTTATAAGCATGCTCAGCGGCAAGAAGCTGAAGCGCCGTTTGCCTGTCTGCCTCTAGAAGTGCTAACAGAAAAGCTAACTCCTTGCTGGAAATTTCAATGCCAATCATTTTTCAGAAAAAGTGATAATTCAACAATTGCTGAAAATTCTAGGCCTAATCATCGAACAAGACTATTCAACCAATCAACATCATTGTCCTTGGAAGCCTCGAGAATGGCTGCCGCAAGTGCAAACGCGTAGTCGTCAACTCCCACCTCTTTGCCACCAGTGACGGCCCACTGGCCACTTGCCCTGTAAATAACGCTCAAATTCTTAAGCTGAGCGATTGCTTTTTGATGAGGATAAAGTTCAATTAAGCCAGCGTTAAAAAGTTCTTTCATCTTGCTGAAGGCTTTCATTTTTGTACTGACCGACCAAGCTAGTTCTGCAATAGGGAAATCCTTGGAAAGATTTTGAATGATAAAGCTGCTATTGAACTGGTCAAGCACAATGCTCTGAAACTCATAAATGCGATGATGCTCCTTGATCCACTCTTCCACTTTTGCCATATTCACTTCTTTTTTGCCACCAATTTCAAAGTCTGGATCGAAGGCGTGAAACTTGTCCACCACTAGCCTTTCGCCCTCATAGTGAACAATGCAGGCGGTGTAATCGTCTCGCCCCACGCCACCTCGGGCGGGGTCCAAGGAGAGCACGTAAGTGCCAGTAAATTCTTTTTCGGGAAACAATACTCCTCGCTCTTTGTTTACGGCAGCTTCAACAATTTCAGTGGCTAACAATGCCGAATTATTCTTCGCGAATTGAGCCCCATACTCCACCCAAAATTTATCAGGATCGCGCTTTAGCTCGGCATCAAGGAATGCGCACCCCCATGGCAAATTAACATTTACCTCCCAAGTTGGGAGATTCACTGCCTGCATGAAGGGAAATTCCCCAGATTTTGCCTCGCAATAGTGCTGATAAAACAGACCATCAGTGAGCCATGGAGACGAAAGCTCGAGGATGCGCCCATGCTGTCCGAACTGCGCAATGGAAGGGGAAAGCGCATCGTAGATAGCTTTCGCGCCACGGTTGGCGTCGCCTTCAATCGCGAAGGAAAGCTCGTCCATAATCAGCATCACCACGGCTTTACCACGAGAAGCACGGGCCGATGCAGGAATGGCCTGAAACACGCAATTATTGCTGGTTTCAATTTCAGTGGCAGTTTCTCTTGTGATTTCATCTACAAGAGGGCTGTCCATGAGCAACTGGCGAATGTTGTTCAAGGCAAGCTTTGCCTGGCTCTGATCGTTGGCAATGGTAAGGATGTACCATTTCTCTGTTTTTCGCACGCGCCTTCTGTATTGATCCTCCAAGACGAAGCAGGCATATAGAGCTGCAATGGCAGCCATAAGCGTCTTGCCGCAGCGTCTTCCAAGAGCCCACACGGCATGAGTTTTGTTGCCGCCAAAGTAGCCGTCAAGAATGCGCTTTTGCTCAGGCCAAAGCTCAAGCTTTAATACATGCTTGGCAAAGTCGCTGCATTTGAGAGAGCTGCTCATCGCAAAGTTGACATGGGGCGAAGCTGTTCTTTGGGGACAAAGTAGGCCGGCCTGCCTCGCGCAGGATCAGCCCAGAACTTCTCCTCCATTGCCTCTTTTCCATAGCACCAGCCGTGGATGAAGGTTTTTTGATTTTCAATGGTCACCAAAACAAACTTTTTCTCGGGGTCTTCGTTTTTCTGAACAATAAGATCGTAGGAATGCTTTGACCGAGTTTTCACGTCTATCCCTGGAAGGTCATCAGACCCGCGCTTTGCCTCGCTTTCTTTATAGAGCTCGTGCTTTAGGCCCATGAACGACGCCACCGCCATTTCTCCCGCAGCACCGAGCAGGTGAATAGACAAGGCTTGATCGCCACGGGCCGCGCCTTTATTACGCCCCCGAAGCCCTTTTGCTTCGTTCACAGACTGGCGTCGTTGTCCTTCCTCCATCGCCTGCTTCCTTTCCTCTTCGGAGAAGACAAATTCAATGGGAGTGGGCATAACTAAAAGAACGTCGTCGCCATCATAGCCACGTTTAGAATAGAGAAACGCCAATAGTGTGAACAATGTCGGAAGAAACGGTCAATCTTGGACATGCCACTTCAGAAGGACTTCGGACTGACGGCCTTGCAAACGCACTTACTGGCATGGGCCTTCCCGGCAGGGATAAAAGCCTTCACACCCAAGCTCAGCCAATTGTTTTTCTGGCACAAGAGGAGCTGGAAGCCCTATACGGCGAATGGCTTCCGCGTCGCATTGTAGACATCTACGCAGAGCAAGCCACTCGCAAGGGTTTCAAAGTGCTTTTTGGAGGAGAAGGGGCGGCAGCAGAAGAAGTGGTAGGCATTGAACAAGTGATTGAGGATTTGTATATTCTTGAAAACTTTATGCTTGCCTCTAAGAATTCCAGGCTCTACGGAGGAGCCGTGATTCTTCTTTATATTGACGATGGCAGGCCGGCAGATCAGCCAGTTGACAAGAGCCGCATTTATGCCGTAGAAGGCATGGAAGTTCTTGATCGCTGGCAAATTGCGCCAGTGATTAACGAAGAAAATCTATACGACTACTCTAAAGCAACTTACTATCAAATTATTTCAGGCGACCTTATTCGGCAGCCGCAGTTAACTTACATCCATAAAGATAGGATTTTGCGCTTTGATGGCGATTGGCTTCCCTATCGCATTCGGCAGAGGAACTATGGGTGGGGAATGAGTAGCCTGCAAACTGTTTACGAAAGCTTTAAGCACTACTGGACTGGCCTGAACAGCGCAGCCACTTTGTTGAGCGAGTTTGATATTTTCGTTCACAAGATTCGTGGACTTGCGCAAATGCTTGCAGCAGGAAAAGAAAAAGATGTAAGAGATCGTCTTGTTCTTAATGACATGAGCAAGAGCGTTTATCGTGGCTATGCAATTGATGCAGAAAAAGAAGAGCTTGCTTTCATCAGTCGGAACTTTGGCGGAGTGGGAGAAATCCTCGAGAAGATGAGGGTGGATATTATTGGCGCCTCGAAGATTCCACACACTGTGCTATTTGGCGAAAGCCCTAGTGGACTTGGCGCTACTGGCAGGAGCGAAGAGCGTGATTTTGCCAAGACACTGGCTGATTACCAACAGTCCACTTTCCATCGTCCCCTGAAAAAGCTGATGAGCTATATCATGCTCAGCAAGACTGGCCCGACGAACGGAAGGCTTCCTGAATCTTGGCGCATTTCCTTCAACAACTTGTTCGAGCTGAATGAAAGGGAAAAGGCCGACGTTCGGGCTCGCGTGGCGGCCGTAGACGGGCGCTATATCCAACTAGGGGTACTGAGTCCCAAGGAGGTGGCCGACGCCCGCTATGGCGGCTCTGAGTGGTCGATGGAGTTGACTCTCGATCCGACAGTGGTGCGCGAATTGCCGCAACAAAAAGGAGAGATGAAAGTGTCTCCCGGTGGTCGCGATCCTCTCAACGAAGAAAATGGCACTCTTCCCATGGACGGAAGCAGGGAAGTCGAGGATGCTGCAGGACTGTTCTTGCCTCGCGACCTCGAAAAAATTAGGGGTGATGTTCAATTTAAGGACAAAGATTTACATCAGCAAGCCATTGCCGCCGCAAAATCAAAATTCAAAGTGTGGCCTAGTGCCTATGCCAGCGCCTACATGGTTCAAAAGTATAAAGATCTCTATGCGAAAAAGCATGGCAGCGGCAGTGGTTTCAAGGGGGACGATGGCGATGTCAATTATGACGATCTTGACAAATGGTTCAAAGAAGAATGGGTGAGGATTGGTGCTAACGGAGAAATCCTTGGTGAATGCGGAGGTCGGGAAGAAAAAGAAGGCAAGCCCAAGTGTCTGCCCAGGGCAAAGGCGGAGGCTATGAGCAAAGAAGAACGGCAGACCATTGTCGCCCGCAAACGAAAAGCCGATCCCGACCCAGAGCGAAAGGGAGCCGCCAAGATGGTAAGCAGCAAAGTAGATGCTATTGAGCCAGTGAAGGTGGAAGGCCTTCTGCTGGGCAACATTGACGAAGCTGCTTTTATTAGTGAGGCAGACGTTGACGCAGCACTGCAGCAATGGAAAGAAGAAGCCCCGGAGCGCTTCAAGGATCTGCTGGAAGCTGACAATGCTGAATGATCTCGCCACTTTTGCGGAGACAGTCCTCTCTGCTCGCATGGACGCCGAATGGTCTTATGACCGAAAAAGCGGCCGGTATCGAGACGAAAAGGGGCGATTCTTAAGTAAAGAAGCCATTGAAAAGCTTGTTGACAGGCGGATTGATAAGCTGGAAGCAAGCCTGCGGCGCTATACGCGCATGTTGATCGATGGAGCCATTACGCTTGACCAATGGCAAGGGAGTGTCCGCGAATCGCTTAAGGGTGCTCATATTCAGACAGCAATTATTGGCTATGGCGGTCGAGCCGGCATGGGCAGTGCGGAATATGGTCGCATCGGCCAGCGGCTTCGTGAAGAATATGCTTATCTCCAAGGTTTTGCCGCCGATTTGCTTGGCAATCGCATTTCTGCTCCCATGGCTTTGGCTCGCATTGGCCTATATGCTCAAAGCGTTCGCGGATCTTACTGGCAAGGAGCTGAGCTTCGACAGCAGCAACAAGGATATGGTCTCATGAGACGCATTTTGGACAGCCAGGCCCAGCACTGTGCAGATTGCCTTCGATATGCAGCCCAAGGAATGGTCTCCATTGGCACCCTTCCTTTGCCTGGGCAGCGCTGTGAATGCGGAGCCAGATGTCGTTGTTCAGTGCGTTATTTCAAGCAGCAGCCAGCAACGGTGCCTGTTTGATTTTTGCTATTAGGATTTGGCGAGATTCGTTGTTCTTGTGGCAAAAATTCTGTATTGCGGGGACGTAGGGGTCCAAACTGGTTTCGGGCGTGTTGCTGAATACTTGATTCCAGCGCTTGCCAAGGATCATGAAGTGCATGCACTATCGGTGAATTGGCATGGCGACCCCAATGACATGCAGGAGCATTGCAAAATGTATCCTGCCATGGCATACGGTTCCGACCCATTCGGGGCTCATCGCATTGGAGAACTGGTGCAGGTTATCAAGCCAGATCTTGTGTTTGTCGTCAATGACATTTGGGTGGCGATAAGTTTGATGGACAAGATTGAGCCATTCAAGGAAAGCATTGGCTTCAAAACTTGTATTTACACTCCCATTGATTCTTACGGCCTATTTCCGGAACTTCTTTCTGCCGTTAAAAAGTGGGACACTCTCATTACTTACACGCAGTTTGCCAAGGAGGAAGTGGAGAAGATTGGCTATGACAAGCCAATTCACACTGTTGGGCATGGCACAAACTTTGACCATTTCTTCCCCATAGACAAACTGGAGTGCCGCAAGGCGCTTGGCGTGCCAGAAGATGTGTTCATTGTCTTCAATGGAAACAGAAATCAACCTCGCAAACGCATCGACCTGACCATCAAGGGCTTTATTCGCTTCGCCAAGGACAAGCCCGATGCAAGGTTATGGCTCAACATGGGCAGCAAGGACATGGGATGGGAGCTGGTTCCTTTGTTCAAGAGAGTGGCAAGGGACGAGGGCTACGATCCCACTGGGAAGCTCATCTTGACGAGCCCGCAGTTCTCCACCCATAATTGCCTTCCCATTGAGCAGCTCAATAAGGTATACAACGCTTGTGACGTGGGCGTTAACACTTGCATTGGCGAAGGGTGGGGGCTTGTCAATTCAGAACACGCTGCTACCGGCATAGCTCAAGTGGTGCCTGACCATACAAGCCTCAAGGAGATCTTTAATGGCGTTCGTCGCATTCCAATTGAAAGCTGGGAAACAGACCGAAACTATGGACTAGAGAGGGGCCAGCCATCGCCCGAAGGCCTGGCCGATATTCTTGATCATTACTACCGGAACCGAGAAGAGCTGCAAATGGCCGGTGAGTGGTGTTACAAGCGCATTCACGAAAAGCCGTTCACCTGGCCTTTTGTGCAGAAACAAATGCTAAAGATCATTGACGACACCTTGAACAAGCAAAGCGATCCTGTAGAGTTCAAAGGCTTTGGCACTCCCGCTCGCATTGCTTGACCATGGAAATCTCTCAAGTCTTTTTGAGCGACGCCGGCGATGAGCTTTCGCCGTTTCTCCAATATGCCACTGGCACTGTTAAGGCTGCGTTTCCTGGCGCTAACCACACCATCTACTCAAAAGAAAGCTTGAGACAGTTCATAGCCGACAACTATGACACTGAAGTGCTCTGGGCTTACGACACGCTTCGTCCTTATTCGTACAAGGCAGACCTTGGGCGTTTTTGCTTGCTGAACAAGCTTGGCGGATGGTACATGGATATTGCCATCAGAATGGTAAATCCAGTGGAGATCGGCCCTCGCATTAAGATGCTTGCCTTTC